CCCTGTGTAAGTACGCCTTTTTTAATCTTAGCCATTTCTGTGTGTCCTGTATTAGTGGTTTCTTAACGCTCTAAAATCCAATTGGCATCGAATCCGCGAGCGTAAAGCTTGGTTTCAGTTTCGTACTGATTGATTGATGGATTATTTATCCATGATCGTGACTCTAAAGCCTTGCGGCAAGCATCGCGTAATGCATAGGCATTTTTTGCATGGACGGCATAGACCATAATCTGATATTGAGTGTCATCAAAATTAGCCGGGCTATCGAGATGGTTATTGGCTTGACCGCTGATTGCTTGCCACACGACATAAGGTAACGGGGTGTTGATTGGTGCCACGTCTTCATAGACTTGTTTTTCAACGTTGATTAAGGCAGTAACACCGGCATTATTTTTTAGGGTGGCGTATATCGGAATAAAGCTCATAGCTTGGCAATCTCCTTGTCGAGTTCTTCACTGAATGAGCGTTTAAACTCAGCCTCAACCGCATCTTTATTGTTGCTAAATGCTGGACGCATAAAGGGCGTAGCTGCATGGCGTGACGTACCAAATTCTTGAAAGCGCCAGTACCAAGTGTCACCGCCTGAATTACCAGTACCGCTAACTTTCTTAGCGCCGCCTTTAATACCAACCTTCATCATTACCGTGTCAGCGCCTTTGGTCTTACCTGCTTTAGTAACAATGTTTTTCCAAATCTTGTTACCACTGCCTTTGTCATCGAGAGCCTTAGCATTTACTTTTGCTGCTTTATTAACAATATTCATGGCTTTACGCGCTGAACGAGTAGCGGCGTTTTTAGCTTTGCGCTTATTGCCTAACAATCGTAGCTTTGCTTGGACCGCGTCAAGTCCTGTGATTTCATTTGCCATAATTATCAACCACTCAAAATTCCTGTTTGATTTAGAGATCAGCATTTCCCACTGCTTCAGGCAAGTCTTCATTCGCTAACTTCTGAATTAACTGAAGTAGTAAATTAGGATTTACTAAAGCCAAAATTTCGGCGATGTTCGGGCTGGTATCTTTAAACGTCTCGACACCACCGCTTAAATTAAAAGTCGTATAAGTCATACCATCTTCGTTATCGTCTAAACCCTGGCTGTCGACTGCAAAGACACGGCCTTTCCAAATCACTCGCATGGTGGTATCGATATCAGTGCGATAACGTACTTTCATTCGAGCGGTGACTTCTGACTGCGCAGCTTGAGCACTTAGTAAATCTTTGGTAGATAATGGTGTAATTTTTGCCCAGACCTTGGCATATTCAGTCCAAGCAGATCCCAGATCAAAGCCATCAATATCACGGCCACCTTTAAGGTAGTGCTGTATCGTAATTCGATGGCGTAACTCGCCAGCACTAACGCCCATATTAGCCTCACATATCTAAGAAAGTTGAACCGGTATCATCGTCATCTTGTTCTACCAGCTCGTTTAATATCTGATCATTCTGCTCAATGAGCTGTAAGAAAATCTGCTCTTTGGCGGCTGCCTGTTCAATCAGTATGCTGTTTTGTTCGACCAGCTTTGTCATCAGCTGTATTAAGCCGGGCAATGAGTTTTCGGGCTCGTTGGCTTGCTTCGTCTGCTCTTCGTTTAATCCACTCACGGCGGGCCTCGCATCCTTTACAGGTCATTGTTAAATTCCCAATCGTCGATAAGGACCCAAAAGGTGATAGGCACCTATTGGCATCTCAGTCATAGAGGACTCTGATACCGCTTCACGATGTGCGTACCAATGACTGACTATAAGCAAGGTTGCTTGGTCAATGGACGCGTTATCAATCACACCGTCAGGATTATCTTCTGGTATAGCCAAATCATAGATAGTTCGGTCAAGATGCATTTGAACATGGTCACGAGCAGCTGCCATGTATCCAGTTAGCAGCGCATCTTCATCATCATTTTCGATGCGGCATTGGATCTTTACCTGCTCGAGTGTCACCATGGTTAATCTGCCTTGTCTTCGGTAGTGTCTTTACTGGCCTTAGCCTTTGTTTTCGGTTTTGCTACAGCTGATTGAGGTGATTCCAATTCAACAGCAGCGCCTTTGGCAACCAAACTTTGGCCTTCTTTCGCGCTAACCGACAGCTCTTCGCCTTTTTGTGCGATGGTTCGCCCAATCATCATTCGCTTTAATGTTTTGATACGCATAATTAATTACTCGGATTTGTTGGCCACTTCTTTAGCCATTTTGTTTTTGGGTTTGGTCGCGGCTTTTTCAGCACCATCTTTTGCTTCATCAGCTTCGATAGCACGCTCTTCCGCCTCTTCATCGGCTTGAGCTTTAGCCTTGGCATCTGCCTTTTCCTTCTCGGCTTGAGCTTTAGCTTCTGCTTTCGCTTTTTCGGCAGCGGCCTTAGAATCAACAATTAAGCCCATAGCAACAAGCTGATCGGCATCGCCTTTAACTTTGACTTCGCGGGTATCGCCTTCGTGATACTGTTTATCGCCCCAATGCTGCTTAGCAACCTTGTATTCCATAACGCTCTCCTTTAGTAAGACAAAAACAGCTTAATAAACTGGCTTTGGCTTAATAAAAAACCCCACCAAATTGGCAGGGTCTTGTTAAGTAATATAGGTTAATAACTAAGGCGTGGTTTTAGCCAATAGCGTACCAGTGACAAAAGCTTCTGGACGAAATACAGCTAGCGCCAAGCGCTCTTCACAAAGAATAGTGATTTTATTTTTAATGAAGTCGTCTTGGTTTTCTGTCGCTACAGCAATAGCGGCTTGCATACGGTCAAAAACTTGAGCGCCCATATTGAATGCACCAGTTAAGAACTTGTTTACACCCATTGCCTGGGTAGTCACTACTGGCAGACCCCACATAGTAGGTTGCGCCGTGCCTTGCGGATTACCAATGATATAGCGACCCTCGGTATCTTTCGATAATTCCATAATTGCCCAGTCAATCGGGTTTAGCACGTGACCACTTGCTGGATATTCAGCCATGACTGCCTGTAGTTGAGCAATACGTAATTGATCCATAATACTGTAGTTAGCCATACCAGTAGGGTCGGAAAATGCAGAAGCTTGCGGCACAATACCTTTTAAATTACCGTTCAATCCATCGCCATTAAGCAACTGACGGTCTTCGACAAGTTTTAGGCCATACATCAGACGCGTTCCGATGTACGACTCAAGCTGCGCCGCATCGTCTAAAATTTGGCGGGATGCTTTGATAAAATGAGCGATCGTGCGTACGTTCACCGTTTCATCATCAAACTGTAAATCAGACTGTGCTTTTAAATCGCCTTCTGCAGATTGAGCCGCCGCGTTATTTGTATAGCCAGTTTCACGGATGTACTCAATAGAGTTACTATCAGTACGACCAGCCGCAATCAAATCACGAATACGTAGCACTTGGTTAGGAGGTGCGATAATACCAGGTACTGTTTGCGGAGTGGTTAACGCGCCAGCAGAACCTGCTGCTGCAGTCGTTGCGCTAGTAATGTCAGCTTTTAAGTTTAAAGTCGCACGACCACCGTTACGCGGGTTAGCAACGAAGTCTTTGTACTGATCACTATCATACATTTGCTGACCAAGTGATTTTTGCATCACTTCATCATCAGAACCACGGCGTGCTTGCTTCTGCTCAACTTCATCAAGTCGGGTCTTACCTTCGTTCATTGAAATTAAGGCTTCATCAACCTGGTCTTTTAAGTCAGAAACCCCTTTTTCGCCTTTTTCCATCCGGCCTGTTAGCTCAACACCCAGGGCGTTAACCTTGCCAGTGGCTTTTTCCAACTCAGTGGCGAGCGCTTTATTTTCATCAGTCATGTTAATTAGTCCCATTAATACGTTGTAAGATTGCCAGTGTTTCATTGGCGTTATTAGCTGATTGCTTTGCTTCAGGCTCGCCCTGAATCAGTGGACGCAAGCCATGCCCAGCTACGGCCGTCGCTTGCGATTTGGAGAAGCCACCAGCATCACGCAGGAACTTCTCAAATTCGGGTAGTGAAGGCATCTCGCCTTTCTCTAAAATAGATTTGACGTTATCAACCCTGCTCTCTTCATTGGCAGGGAATGTCACGACACTGACTTCTTTTAAATCGATGGCCAATAATTCCAGAACAGCTTCATCTTCGTTGTATGACCATTTCTGTAAGCGGTATCCAATTGATAAGCCGTCAATGGCCTTATGCTTCATAAGGGCATGAGCTTCGCGCGCACGTGCCACATCTTTAACCAGCAACTGACCTTCGCCATATAGCCCAACATCATCTTCAGTTAGCTTGGTCCAAACACCAATAGGCTCTTTACGGTCATGTTGCCAAAGGATTGGCGGCATCTTGCCTTTGTCCGTCCAGGCTTTGATGCTGTCAGCGAACGCGCCTTTTTTAACGACTTCGCCATAACTGTCTTCAACATCATTTACGCTGCAATAGCCACTAAAAAAGCCATCGTCATCGATGGCTTTTACGTCAAAACTGATTGCTTTAGTCTTTAGTTTGCTCATTGGTTTTTCCTAATAATTCAATAGGGGTAAGGTTGAGCTGCACAGTCAGCTGATCGGCTCCGGCATGCGCGGGTAGGTCTTCCAAGGCGCGCACCTCATTACGTGTCATCACACCATTTTGCAATAATTGGCTGTAGAAGCTGGAACGACCAGCACTATCAGCGCGTAGCAATCCCTCCACGGAGAACTTAGGGCTGTATTTTTTACGCTCTTCAGGTGTGAGTAATTTTCGCGATACCATCTGCTCAATGCGTACTAGCGTCGGTCGCAGGCCATAAGTGAGATAACCCAAATTCATTTGCTCAAGGCTAGATGCCCACGACGAAGCTTTGTCCATGTGATAGATAAGCTGTGGTGGTGTCTTAAACGTTCGGCATATCTCTTCGATACCGAAGCGACGGTTCTCTAAAAGCTGAGCATCTTGTGCGCTAATACGAATATTTGAAGCGCTAGCGGGTTCCATGCCAGCCTCCAATACCATCCATTTGCCAGCATTCTGAGCCTCACCAAAGGTCGCTAGGTTTTTACGTAACCGATCACGTTGCTCAGTATTTAGCGTTTTTTCACCAGTCTTAAGGAAACCACCAGCCTTTAAGTTGTTCTTAAACTCAGAGTTTGCAGCGCTATTGGCGTCAATCTGACCACCAATAACGGCGGACTGATATTTGATAGCGGACAAACCAACCAAGCCGTCAAGCGAAAATCCTTTTAAGTGCAGGAGGTCTTCATCGTTATAAACTTCTTCGCTTTTACTTCCTTTCTTATACGTATATTTTATTTCACCTGTTTTGCTACGACTTACATGCATAGATTCAGGGTCTAAAAACTCTAAAGCAACGACTGTTTTTAGTGCGTTTCTACGTATAAGGGCATAAGCATTACCGTCCAACTCTTGAGAAGCGACCATCGCTTCCCAAAATTCGCTAGCAGTCATGTCAGCATTTGGCTGATCATGCAGTATTCGATATAAGGGATGGTCTTTAGCCAGGTCTTTATTGTCGTCACGAAGGTGAAATGGCAATGAAGCGATGGTTTCACTACGCAAACGTACACATGCCCACACTGTTGCAAGCTTTAGTGCTTTATCTGGTGTAATACTATTACCGCCGGCAGTACTGTCACCAATAAAAGGCGAGGCAGTACTATCTGTATCCAAGCGGGTATCATTACCACCGCCGCGCCACGTTCCTCTGAAGCGTGACCACCAGTTACTATCATTAAGTGTACTCATGCGATAATTGGGTCCATTAAGAAGTCGTTTATATTGCCAGCGCCTTGGTCATGCACCGTTGCACGTGCTAGCGCCATGATCCCAGCTACCGGGCCATCAATCTTGTTCTCAGGACGCTCTTTGTTCGGGTAGATGTTGTCTTTTTTGTCTAGCGTGGCAGTCACGTTGGATATCATCCAAGTCATAATAGGACAATCGCCATGCGCCCAACGCTTTGATAGCACCAAAGCCTCCGTCTCTTTCATTGGCTCTGATATCATTTGCACGGTATGGCGCATCTCAACCATCGTGACGCCATCGTTTTCCATGTTTTGTGCGAGCTGTGCTGCTTGCCAAGGGTCAAAGGCGACCTCTTGCACATCATGCGTCGCCATGTCATCACGAATATCGTCTTCAATAACAGCAAACTGGATGACCTCGCCCTCTGTTACAGTAAGCAGCCCAAGTTTATCCCACTCTTGATACCGCTCACTATTAACCTCGCCTTCTTCATAGAGCCTTGCTTCTGGGATGTAGTATTTGCCATGCACATGATAATTATGATCATCACCATGTGGCGGGAACACCATCACCTTAGCCACTACATCAATCTTAGTTGCCAAATCAAGACCGATATAACAAGGTCTACCCTTCAAAGCTTCAAGCGATAATCGTGTTGGGGATTGGGCCCACTTAGACATATTCATCCAAGCGGTCTTAGCACCGACAAATTCATTGACGTGCTTTGTTCGGAATGTGTTTTGTTTGCGTGCGGACTGGATAGCGTCGCGGCAACGAGCTTCTAAAAAGTCACTACCTACCGAGACGTCATAATTGGGATTGGCTTTACGTATCGCCAGATCACTGGTCCAATCGTCATCTTCATCTTTGGTATAAATCATTGCCCATAAATCAGGCGTATCCATCACGCCTTCTAGCATTTTTTGCGCGTCACGAATAAGAAGGTAGCAAGGACCACCGATACCACTACCAGCAGTAGTAATAACCACCATCATTGGCTGCTCACGCGAACCCATTCCTGTTTCCATGGTGTCGTACAGCGTAGAGTCTTTGTGCTCATGGTATTCATCAACCAGCGCACATGATGGGCTCGAACCATCGCCAGGTGTACCAATGATGGGTTCGAAACGACTGCCATCACGCGATACGTTCATGTTTGAGGCGTTAGACTCGATGCCGTACCACTCTTTTATTTGCGGTGTACGGTCAACCATTTGCTTGGCAGGTCGGAATACTTCCCATGCTTGTTTCTCAGTAGTGGCACCGCTGTAAACTTCAGCACCAAATTCATCATCAGCGACGAACATATACAAGCCGATGCCGGCAGCAATTATCGACTTACCATTCTTACGTGGTACGAAGATGATTATCTTTGAAAAGCGGCGTAGCTTGGTCTTCTTATTGATCCAACCAAAAGGAATGCAAATACTAAATAACTGCCACGGTTCAAGCGTTATCAACAAACGGTCTTGTGCCCATTTACCTTTTGTATGCGGAAGCAGCTGGATAAACTTGGCTATCTTTTCAGCACGTGCAGCATCGAACTTGTATCGATAGTCTTTTGAGCGACTGGCTTTTTTGTCATCAAGATGACGTTGGCATGCGAGTATTACCCACTTGCATGCAATGATTTTGCCCGCGACAACATCACGAGCGTACTTTTCAGCTTTCGCGACGTTAGGATATTTAGTGCGGGCCATTTCATAGTTTCTTGTCTTTTGTTAGGCGTAAAAAAACCACCGGTTAAGGTGGTGCTTATCTATTTATATTTGTATCAATCAACATCTTTGAAATAATCTTTTACCCTTTCAAGCACTTCAGGAATATTATCAGAATCCTGTAAGATCATTAATACATCATCCTTGCAGGCATGGCGCGCACTATAATTTTCACCAGCTTGGATTTCTTGTATTGCATCACAAACTGGCGCTCTGTCCGATATGCCAAACGCATTAACTAATTTTGTGTAATCATCTTTATTGCTCATAATAATCCTTATTTTTATTACTATAAATCAGCAAATGGATTGCCATTACCTTGATCACCCTTAGGACCAACTAAGCGCTGGCGACTACTTGGATCGAGTCCAAGTAAGCTGCCGAACTGAACCATCTGGCGCTTGGCTTCATTGACTACCGTTACCGCTGGATTCTTAATCGTGGTTTTTTCTGTCTCGATAGTAATGCCGTTCTTATTGATGTCTTCTTCAGCTTGGCGCCAGCGACAATACGCCATGCAAAATGATTCGACGTTATGCAAATCCGGCACCGTCAAAACTTCGGCGGACAATAAATCTGGCATGATAGTTTCCCACATACCGATAGCAATATCTGGCATCCATACTGGTGGCTCAACCTTGGTCAGCTTTGTAAATTCAGGTTCGTTATTATTGAGTGCGCGCTTGCCGGGATTACCTGCCAGCTGTTTTTGCTTGGTAGGTTTTGGCCTACGACCACGCCCGGGCACCGTTGCAATTCCAGCCATGACAATCTCCAGTTTTGCAAGTTTTCGTTTTGACCTAAGTTTTTAATTTCGCGGTCGTGTAAATGTGTG